TGAGAAACTGGAACAAAAATCCGGCAAACGGATGGCTGATATCATCAAGGGTCTGCAAAGCGCGGTGATAGATGAGATGCGCAAACAGCAAGAGGATAAACTTGCTACCATGCTGATAGATGCGGGCTTGACGGGAGGGCCGGGTGCCGCAGCAGCCGCTGCCCAGGCATTGCGGAGTGGGGATGCCTCAGGAATACCCTCGGATGTCCTTGAGGCACTCCGCAACATCCCGGGACATAAGGATGTGTTGACCCCCGAAGGCGCGGCTGCGCTAAAACCAAAAGTAAACGACATGGTGATGCAAATTGGACGCGGGGGAGTGAAATTCGCGCAGCGGGTCGACCCCGGTGATGTAGGCGTGTTCGCCAAGGCCGGGGGGGCTTTGTCTCAAGCCGGACGCGGCGGGGGCGGTAGCTTGAACGTGTTCCATCTGTACGGCGAAGGCCCAGGAGTGATGAACACGATCACGAAGGCTCAGCAAGCCGGACTACTGGGATGAGATAGGCAATGTCTCTCGGGGGGAACAAGATCGCATCCGTTTTCCGGTCGGCCTTTCAGTCGGCACAGGACGAGTATGACCCCAACCTTGGGGTACGTCCGTTCGTGTTCGACATTCTCGGGCCGGATGAGGAGACCAGCATTTTGCCCGAGAGTTTGAAGATGGTGTTGCACGTACCCCCCCAGTCGGTAGCCCTCAACCACCAGAAACAGATCGAGCGGATTCAGACCCGAGGAGGTTACGTCGAGCAGCACTGGGGAGAGGGAACCCGCACCATCGATTTCAACATGGTGACCGGAGGATTCATGCGCTTGTACTCCGGTCTCTCCAACGTGACCGGAGGACCAGGGGCTTACGACGCCGGAGGTACTCGCCGGGAGTCTATCTCCTATGACAAGTACCTGGACATGTTAGCACTGTTCCACAACAACGGAAGCGTGTACGACATCACAGGGAAGATTGTGTTCCAGGGGGTCGTCAAGGTCACCTTTGATGGTGGGATCCATCTGGGATGGTTTTCGACATTCTCGGTGACGGAGGATGCATCACGTCCTTACCTGTTTGCTCTGACGGCCAACTTTGTAGTCGAGCGTGAGGTGCTCCGGTTCCGATCCCCGGCGGCCTCGTTCCGGAGTTACTGATGGCAACCCCGAGAGTGAAAACCGGCGACAAGACCCCACCCACTGGGTTTGGTGTGGACGTTACGGCTCCCACAGCGGCTGCTGCCCATCCAGTTACTACGGTGCTGTCCTCCTTTGCCTCTTTGTTCACGGGATCGACGGCGACGGCTTCGCCACCCGCAGTGGTCGGTCCGACCCGTAGACGGTCAACCAGGGCAGCCACACCAGTGCCAGCCACACCCCTTGTAGCCGCTGTTCCGAAAACCCCTGAGGTGGTGAGGCGTGAACTGTCCACCCAGACAACTCAGGCGTCACTTCAGCAGGACTACGAGGAGCATCTTACGGCGTTGGAATCTGACAACAGATTCAGCGTCACGAGTCCGCAGGATCGAGCCCACATCTACGAGGAGCGCCGAACCCAACAGGTGGACGCCGCCGTCCGGCAGCCCCCGAGTCCCAGGGATTTCATGGGGATCCAAACGGGGCCGGATGTCACGATTGAGCATGAGGCTTCCCTGTTGCCTCAAGTGGATTCCACCGCTCTGTTGCGAAGGCTCTCCCCCTTCATGATTCAGGTGGAACCCCCGATTGCCTTTGGAGAGGCCGGGGGGTTCCTGACCAGAAATGAGAACAGCGTCAACGTAGACGTCTACGATCGAGCCATGTCCGGATACCGGGCCTATGAGACCGCTCGACGTTCCGTGGCATCCTCATCCATCGCAGTGGGTGTCAACGGGCAAGTTAGCTCCGTCAGTGAGTTCCTCCGCGTAAACTCCAGTTCAACTCCTCCCACCCGGGAAAAGGAGGAGTTTATCAAAGGGCAAGAAGGTCGGCTAGGGGAGCCCGCGATGGCGGACATGCTGACGGCTGTAGACACGGCGTGGCAGCTCTCAGCTCTGATGCAGGCTCCTCCTTTGGTGTTGCTCATCAACCCCCAGTCGATTCAGATCAGCTACACCAAAGTGCAGCAGTTCCAAGATCGCTCCCGGTATGGATACATCTTCCATGCCTGGGGCGAGGAACAGCCCAAGCTCTCCATTACCGCTAGGTGCGGTGCGTTCTTTTCCGGTGGACGAGGACTTCAGTACGCCAGCAAAAGGGACTCAAGCTCCTGGCAGAATCTGATGGGTGCTTTCCAACTCTATCGGAACAACGGATACATTTACGACACAGTGGGGAAGTCGAATGCCCATCTTTTTGTGGGCGCGCTTTCCATCCACTACGATCAGTGGGTGTACTATGGACACATGGAGAATTTCAACTGGACTTATGAGGAGGGAAACCAACTCGGCAACGTGGAATTCTCCATGGAGTTCACAGTTTCAGCTATGGCGGACACAGCGGAACAGGTTTTCGCGGTAACCCCCCTGAGATCTCCCATTCCGAGTCTGAGTGATCCACGGTATGCCGGAATGGAAAGCCGTCCTCGAAATCGTCCCGGAGAGTATTCCATTGGATTTGATGACAACGCCGTCCCGAGGGTTACGACCCAAGGGCGCGTGGTCACGGGTAGTGACTTTGGAGTCCTCGTGCCAGGAGGATTGGAGCCGGTGTTGGCCGAGTCCGGGTGGCGCAAGGCATCCGGCGGATCTGGGGGTCGTCCGATAGGGACGAGAGGTTTTCAGGATCCCACCACTGGAACTCCCCCGGGACAAAGAACTGTAACCAGGGCGGCCGCACAGTTTTCAGGCCCCTTCGGGTTGAGGTAACGGAATGGGACTTTCGCACCGTCCCTACATCGGGACGTGGAGTCTTGGGCAGAGACTGGTTGTCCAGCACACGCCCGATGCACTCGTATACATCAATGGGGACATGTCCGTCCCTGGTTGCAACAAGTGCAACAGCCGCATCAACGTTCAACAGTTCGTAACGTCAGTTTCGGTTGACGCAGGTACGGACGCTGCCGGTGGTTCCGCGAACGTAACTCTATCCGTTCCTATGCATCATCTGGACTCCTTCGCCCGGGATGCTCAATTTATTCTGCATCCCGGGTTGGAAGTCCATGTGTACATGCGGGGGTATTTCCCGGTCAAAGGACTGTACACCAATTTCGACAACCCGACCGTTTCCGCTAGTGTGATTCCAAGTACCCAGACGGGATTGATCTCAGATGTACCATTTGAAGAACTTCCCCCGGCATTGGAAGGGGTGAGTACGACCCCGAACACAAAGGGCAAACTCAGCAAGAAACAGTGGGTCTCGAAGTTTGGGCGTTATGCCGCCGCGGCCGCAATGGAGAAGTGGCCCGATGATCCTGCAATGCAAGAGAACTTCGTCGCCGTAGCTCTGGCGCACTCCTACAAAAGCACCGGAGGAGATCCAGAGGAGGACAATCACAACCTGTTCGGCGTCAAAGGTGTAGGGACGGCGGGATCCTTTGAAGGCTCCGGGGACGAGATTCTGGGGGGGCAGAAAATTTCGGGCACGATGAGATGGGCTCGGTACGCCACCCCCAAGGATTCGTTTGCGCATTATGCAGGGGAGTACTCCGGAGTCGAGACCCAGGCATTTCTGAAGGGCTCTCCTGCGGCGGCGTATGCTTACCAGCTTGTCATGCGGAACTGGGCTACAGGCAACGCGGGGGAGTCGACCAAAGGGGTTATCCGCCATCTTCAGGACATGGGGTTCGACCCTGCGGTAGATCCGGTGCTTCAGAGATTGCTGTCCTCAGGGCCAACCGGATTGGACTTCTGGCTTGCAAACATAAGGAAACCTGATGGTGGTTATATCTATCCCCGACGAGAGTTTCTGAGACCACAGTTGGCCGAGTGGAAAACGTCACTGGCCACGTTGGACACACGACAGGAATTGGCAAGGGAGATTCTAGATCTCCCGCCGGTCGTTACAACCCCACAGCCCACTGAAACGTCCGATGTTACGGTAGAGCGGGAAGAAGCGTCTCCGGAGATTGGGCCGTCTTTTCTGGAACAGTTCGGACTGGCCGACACGGATCTGGAGAACCTGCTCGCGTACCCCTACTACCACACTTTCCACGGAGTGGTGACATCTGTCTCTTTCTCCTGGAGTGCAGGTACCCAGAACATCACTCTTCAGTGTGCCTCGATGCTGCACTTCTGGCAGTATCATCAGATGAGCACGAATGCCGCGATTTTCGGACAACGTCCTCAGAACTCGAAGGCACGAACCTCTCTGGTCGGCCACAACTTCACCGGGATGCACCCTTACGAGATCATCTATACCCTGCACCATGACACCGCAGGAGCCGCTGGTGGTATCGCATGGCACCTGTCCCAGAAAACGAACCAGACGGCGAGATCCCCCGTGACGGGGGAGAGTTTGTTTTCTCTCAACATGAGGTATTGGCAGCAGCGGTTCAACCAGCGGGAAATCAAACTCCGGCTTCACGGAGCTACGGGGGAGCTTTTCAACAGCGCCCAGGCGGCATTCCTGAGCCGTTTGAGGGGGTCTCAGATCACGCGACTCCTGCGAGAGCGTTTCAATCAGACCCCTTCACGGCAAGAGGACAAGAGCATCCTCAGTGCGGCCAAGATCCTGGGGCTGGTTCCGGACAAGAAGAAACTGCTGTCCGGCCCGGAGCAGGCAAAAATCCAGGCCATGCTCTATGGACAGGTAAGCTCCGTTGACGATTCGGGAAAACCTAGATTCGAGATCAACCTTGCCGAGATGATTGCTTTCGTAAACAACATCTCGCAGTGGGGACAAGTTGCGCTTTTCGAGTCGTCGTATGAGTCCAAGCTGGACATCGCACAGAAGGTTTGTGAGGTCACCGGGTTTGAGTTCTATCAGGACGTAGACGGGGATTTTGTTTTCAAGCCTCCGATGTACAATTTGGATACATCATCCAGTCGTGTCTATCGGCTTGAAGATATTGACATCATCAATATCAACTTTGATGAGAAGGAACCTCAAGTCACCTACATGACGGTGAAGGGTTCTCACTTCAAAAACATCGTCGTAGGTGGTCTCGAAGGGGAGTGGGGCGTTCAGGGTCAATACATCGATTACCGGCTGGTTGCTCAGTTCGGGTGGCGGCCTGGAAATTTCGAGACTGCGTATTTCAACGACCCCAAATCGATGTTCTTCGCGGCCATAAATCGTCTGGACATCATGAATGCCCCGACGAACTCATGCTCTGTGACGATTCCTATGCGGCCAGAATTGCGCCCCGGGTATCCAGTGTACATCCCTTACCTGGACTGTTTTTACTACTGCAACAGTTTCGCACACAGCTATCAGGTAGGTGGTCAGTGTACGACGACGTTGCAGTGTATTGGCAAAAGGGCGAAGTTTTTTGCCCCCGGGGATCCGGCAAAAGCGAAGGACGGGATTGAGGCCATCAACCTCTCCTATACGGCGTTCCCGCCCACACCGTTGCAGGTTTTCCGGGATGGGAAAGTTGCACTGGCGGGATTCCCGAATGTGGTGATGACCCTCGACCCAGAGCAGATCAACCCGGCGTTTTTCCTTGTCGGTTCAGACATCCAGATGCTTGACACCCCCGAGTCGATCAAAGGACTTCTCAAGATGGGGGTGGA